GTGTATGCGTTCAAGCAACTGAGCCAATGATCTTCACCCTCGTTCATATCTAAATTATAATAAAGGCGATTGCCGTCAATTACTCCAAAGTGAGAACTGTTCATATAACCACAAAATCTGAATGGGTTTTGACTAATATACATTAACGGATTTCTTTCCTTAGTAAACCCAAACATATAGGCGTTCATTTCTTTTGCCATATCATAACATCTTAAAATAATATCTTTAACATATTGAGGATCGGACACATAGGCGTTTTCTTCAGCTTCTTCATACATTTTACGAACCTTATAAATATCGTCATCAACTGTAAACCAATCGCCCATATTGTCAAATAGCCACTGCTTTGTTTTTGTGATTCCCTTAACACCTTCGGGTGTGGTTATTACCTCATTGTCGGGATTGAGTTCTCTATATTCTTCCCCTTCATTGTGTGGAACTAACAAAATAAGATCTTCAATAAGGTCTTTGGTCAATATCTTATTCGCCCGTCCCTTTGAAGGGCATAATATTTTAAGGCTATCCATTTATTGCCTTCTGTAATTCTTTTACGTGAATAACGTGGTTTGGTGCAACCCTGCTTGACTTATAGCATTTTGCCTTACCTAAATCAAAAACATTTCTTAACCAATTCTCATCCATTTCATTATCGCAAAAAACAACCAATGCCGTATACTTTTCATTAAACTTTGGTACGATGGGCATCTCTGCGTTTGTATTGTCATATTTATAAAATTCATCTTCAAACTCATCTGTCTCAAAACCAACTAACTCACCACCACGAAAACCAACATCCTCTAAATAATCAATATCAAAATTGTTTGCGAGTATATCATAGTCAAACTCTCCGTGATTCCGATTGTCTCTCAATCTATACTCAGTTATTTCTTCTTCTGTCATATCCCTGCTTGGCACACGAACATCTATTTCGTGATCTGCCCCGTGTTTCGTTTTCAAAAGTCGTATTCTTTGGTGTCCTGCCAAAATATTATTACTTGTATCAATAACAGGTATACTTGCGAGATTAAACTTCTCAAGAGACTTTTTTAACTGCCTGTTGTCGTGGGCACTCATCCGTCGTGGGTTATTAGGATCGGGGACGAGTTCTCTCAATTTTCTCTTTTCTGTTTTCCAATCAATATTTTTTGACATTTCTTTTCCTTCTTTTTGCAATTCTTTTTCGTTGCTTTGCAGTTCTGCCCTCGCTTTTAAGGATGGCGTTTTTCTTAAGCCTGTTTCTTTTGCGTTCTTTTGCTTTTTTGTTTGGCATTTCTTCTAACCCTTAAAAGATCAATAATTTTAGGCGTAACATCAACAGCTTCTTCATAGCTTTGTTTCGATCCCCACTCAGTGTCATCTTTAAAAATTTGCGTAAACCTCGCATCGAGGATCTCATCAAGCTTATTTACATCGGGATAATCGTTCTCTATTCTTTCACAAAGTTTATTAAGACTGTCTGCTTCTAATTTTTTCATGGGTGAATGGTCTATTTCTCTACCATCAATCTCGGATATTTTTTCACCCTTTAGTTCAAGGAATGCCCGATAAAACACGCTCACAAGAGTTCCATGTCCTCTATTTTAACAACTCTTAATTTATTTCCCTTCCTAACCATTGGCTTACTGCGTTTAGCTAAGCCTACAGAACAAAAATACTTGTTTGGGAATACTTTTTCTCCCATCGAATTTTTATACAAAATATTAATCAACACACCATCTTTTCCTATTTTAGATTCTGCGATACCAACAGATCTGTCCGACCAAATAGGCTCTTTTATATTTACAACATTCATACCGTTGTCCTCCTAACTGACATTTTAGTCCAATTAAAAGCCCTTGTCATTTGCAACACCTTCCTTTGGAATGTTACATCATCCATCTTTTTGGGCTTAAACAATAAAATTGTCCACGATTTTGTTTCTTCGTCATATTCAAATCTGAACCCCCCACCATCCTCATCGAGGCATTCAAGGAGACCTACGCTGGTCAGTGCATCGTTTGGACTTGTGGTTAACGTTTTGGCAGAGGGCTCTAAATCTTTATTATTCTCCATACAATACTTACCTTAAGTTACCTATGAAAACCTTTTAAGAGCAATAACAATTAATAATGCTTTCCATTGTTTAAACCATCCCACAGGTCTTTCGCTTTTATGGGGGCAAAGTATAGGTCTCTTTCAATTTTCAACCCAAACGGCAACTTTATTTCTTTTAAGTCGTTCAGCGAAAAAGAACCCATTTCTATCTCAAACAAATCAACAATGCCCCAACAATAATCACCATCTTCGCCAATGTTCATTAAGTACCACGTTCCCAATCCTGACGGATTAAAAAATTTGGCAACAACCATTTGGTCAAGATCTGAACCTTTTTCATATTGGGATTTCGCCTTTTTTTCAATATCCTTAGTTAGTAGTTTCATTTCGCTTCTCCCCTTTGTTTTCTATTAAAAATTCTAAATATTTTTTAGCCTCTAACAAGTCTTCTAACCCGTTTTTATTTCTCCACCTACAAACATACCTGATCACGTTCGCCTCACAAAAGTTTAGATCCCACGATTGAATAAATTTAGTTACCTCGAAACCTTTCGTATAATAGCTTGGATTAATAGATGCGTCTGCATCATGACACCCTAAAGAGCAATAGTCTTCGTTGAAATCGGGCTCTGCTTCTCCACAGTCAAGCCCTAAGGTGCTCCCACACCACTTACAGTAATTCATATGCAACACCTCTTAAATTTTTTCCCACTTCCACAGGCACAGGGATCGTTTCTGCCCTGCTTTTTCTCTGTTTTTATTGGCTTTAAAATGAACATAGGAAACTTGTTCCCTCGCCCGTCATCCATAATCCTTGCAAAGCCATTTTCAACACACCATTTATGATATGCACCCCATCCACCCTTCTGTCGAACAAAGGATCCACTGTGGCTTGGATGTTTCATCCCGTCATTCATTCGTCGTCCTCGGGGTCTCCACCACAATCAATACAAATATTCTCACTATCAAGATCTTCTTTGCAGTTTCCACAAACATCGCAATTCATACAATCTTCGTGGGGCTCGTGCTCACAGGTAAGTCCTTCGTCCCCATACCATACATCACCATTTTCATTATCGGTCAATAGCTTTTTAAACACTCCCACGATTATCCTCCCAACGGCTTCGCATCCAACCCAAACTAAAAAATCTTCGAGTCGGGTGCCCTTTGATTTTAGACCTTCTAAACCCTGTTCTAATGAAGGTCTTATTAACTTCTGTCTTTTTCTTCTTGTTATTAGCCACTGTAATCGCCCTCCTCCCAATCTGCTTCTTCATTTTCTATTAATGAGTGCAAATCTGAGTCGTAACGATTTCCATTACCTAAAAGTTGATTCAATCCATATCTGCTGTATGCTTTAAAATGATCTTCCATAGTTGTTCCATCAATTATATCGTCAAGTTCGCATTGAATTTCTTCCAATCTTTCAATAACAGCCTGTAATCTTTCTTGGTCTAATCTTTTTTTAATAGTCATTTTTTGATCTCCCTAACCTATTTGACTTATACCACCACAAAAGCAATGAACGTGATGTTTATGTGTTCCACAATTACACTCCCCATCCGAAGGATACGAATGAAATCGGTGATTATCGCACTCGCACCAATCAGATTTCAAAGTTACCTTAACGGGGGTGAAGTCAATATTTTCTTCAACAACTATAATATCAGCAGGGGTAATATATGTTACCTCTACATCTTTAAATTTGTTTTCCATTTTTTTGTCTCCTTGATTTGTTATGTTATTATTATTAACCACAACTAAACTTCTTAGAAGGAGAACTATGGTGTCAAGCTTTTTTTTATTTATTTTTTTCAACTTAATATTGCTTTTCCTTTTAGCAATACAACATCACCGCAAATCAAATAGGGATGTCCCTTATTTTCAGCATATATAATGGAGGCTTCTCGGTTCGGCTCTAAATTCAAGATCCTTCCTTCCTCGTTTACGATCATTTGATCACCATTATTGAAATATATAATTTCGATCCAACCACCAACCATCTTCTGTAATTTTTTTAACGTTGGTGGCTTATCTTTAATAACTGTAAGGTTTGTCATTACAATACCTCGCTTTCTATGAATATTTTTTCAACCTTATCTCGTTCTGTGTGAAAATTCGCATCTTCGAGGGCTGATAAAAATGCTTGGACTATTCTAACCCCGTCCCATTTAAAATACTTTGATATAATGAGCCCCAAGCCTTCCGATTCGGCTATTGAGCCCCTATATTCGGGCATATAAGACGTATTGATCTGATCTTTGATTAACAGTTTTAAGACTCCTTCAATAAGGTCTTGTTGCTTTTCATCACAAAATACGTTGCTCATTCGCTATCCCTCCCTATCATATATCCAAAAACAAATCCGAAAACAGCAAACATAATATCTATGCCATTTATGGTTCCTAAATATGTGTCTATGCACATTCCTTCTAATCCCATAATTACTCCTTTGCTTTTTTCTTTTTCGGCAATTCTATTTTTCTCCACTTCTTACCGTCAATACAAATTTTTAAAAATGCTTTGCTCCCCTCCCTTACTACTACTACATCTCCGATCATAGCCATTAATTCCTCCTAACCTATTTGAATTATCAAGTTACACTCACTACAAGTATAATGATGTTTATCACAACTATATTCGTTTCCGTTTCGATCCTTGTATACCTGCCCGTTGCCATCATCCCAAAAATCTGCATCTTCCGTTCCACAGTCTCCCTTACACCATATATCTTTTTCAAATTTTTGATAATAGGGCTTAACCTTTTCAACAACTATCCGAAAATCGTTGCCGTTGGGGGATAACGCACCCACAACTTCGTGATTTTCTAATGATCTCGGAGAATTGTTTAACACTCTTTTCACCTCGTGATAATCTCCGACTGTATCAAGCACAATTACAGCCTTAGTGTTTGTGCCGTACAATTCTGCAGGGATTATATTTCCTGCGAAATTTCCTAAAAGCCTATTTACTATCTCGATTGTTCTCATTTCGATCTCCTTTAATTAGGGTAAAATGAACCACTCCAAGAGTGCCCCATTTCAAAATAGTGGTTATCAAAATCCAATTTACACCATTTATCAAATAACGTATATCCGTTGTACATATTTAATGCGTGGTACAATGGTCCTTCGAAAGTCATTGATATTGTTTTGTCGTTTGCATATTCGCAATAATCAGAACCTTTAATATCTTCTATAATCGTTTTCTTTCCACTGCTATCATAATTCCAACAGATCCCGTTAAAATAAATACGGACATCAGTATCCAATCCATATTTTCTAATGAACCTTTCGATTGTTTTTGCAACTTTGGTTTTTTTCATTTTTTGTCTCCTTTTTTAATGTAACTATTAACCATATCTAAACTTCTTCTTAAAATTTTATGTTGTCAAGCATAAAAAAATGGGGCAGTTTTACCCACCCCATTTTTCAATTAACTAAATAGGTTGAACCCGTATTTAGTAACCTTTCCTTGATTATTGCCTCCTACGTGAAAATCTTTGTTCCACGTTTGAAGGAATATTTCATCCTTTTTAAAATCCCAACCTTTTTTATTGCGAATAGAAATACCACCAGTGATTTGGCAGATCTCCCATTCACCCTTTTCCTTTGGGACTATTTTGCAGTAGCATTTTTTGACATCTCCATTCGCCCTTGCGTTTTTCATCGCTTCTTCAATCGTGTCTCCAGTGCCCCAGCAATAACCACCAACAACTAAGAATTTATAGTCTTCATTTATTTCGAATCCCATTAATTCGTGAATTGCTTTTTTCATTTCAAGGTCTCCTTTTTTTTATTAATTGTCAAAGAACTAACTAAACTTCTTCATAAAAAAAATTAGTGTCAACCTTTAATTTTCGTGGTTTTTAAAAAAAGACTGAATTACTTTGGATACATTAAATACAGCGTATATGGACATATACTACTTTGAATTATTATGGATATTTATTTACTAACGTTATGACGATAGTAAAAGTATTAAGAGGATGAAATTTTAACTAAAAATACTTGAAAGGTAAACAAAGGTAGGCAAAGGTAATTAATGCCTTATATTATATTATATTATATTTTATTAATTAAGTGGATAAAGAAATACTTGTGCTGTAACGATTATGAGCAATTTCAGATGTCTTAACGGGATCCATTTGTACGTAATTGTGCCCATTGTAATAATACAGAAATTTTCTATCATTATGCCTTAACCAAATATTTTCAAAGTCATTTTTCAATGTCGAAGAAATATTATCATATTGCCGACTAAACGATAATTCAACATCTCCTCTCTTGCTGATATACTCGGTTCCTGTGTACGATTCTTCTCTAATTAAGTTTGCTGTCAAACCCTCCGAAGATCCCATTCCATACCGAACTTCGGGGACAAAAGACTTACCAAGCAATATTTCGTGCAATTTTACATCAGAACTCAAGCCCTCCATTTGCAAAGCCCAATATCTATACGTTTTGTTGCCAAAAATACTAACACTCCACCTATTATTGCCAATGCTTGTCTCCCACAGGTATTCATAACTCGATCCCTGCGAATTTGAGGCATACAACTTAATAGATCCCCCAACCCCATATAAAGCCAAGAAATTAAATTGAATTTGTGCTGTCATATCAAAAACGATACAAGCCTCCGAATTTGAGCCCGAAAACGTGCAGATGGATGATGTATTGCCATCAAGCAAGTTTGAGGCGTTAGACACCCTTGAAACGTCTGAGGTGAAGTTTCCCGAGTCTATATATCCCGTTAGTATTGACTTGTCTTTCAAATTCCCCGAATCCCAAAAATATTGGTCGGAGTCAATCGGGGTGGCTACTGTCAGCCCGTCTGTTATTGAAAAACTGTCCGTTGGAGTGAAGGTATTAAACCAAGCCTGTACCGTCTTTGATAATGAGTCGCTTGTCGTAACGTTGTCATTTGGCGAAAATATGTGAATTATTGTTTCTACATCAACATCCAAAGCATCTGTAGAGGAAACCGAGTCTGATAAACTAAATACGTGCTTCCAAGTATCGGTTGCCCTTGAAAGAGACTCAGAGACACTTAATGTCATTTCAAAGGCTAAAATGTGTCGCCAAGTGTCTACAGATTTAGTAATTGAATCAGAATTACTTAATGTGTCTGAATGAGTATAATTCGATCTGAAAGTATAAACAGATTTACTGAAACTATCTGAGGTGCTAATCGAGTCGGAATGGGACTCAATATAACGCCAAGTTTCGACAGACCGTGATAATGCGTCGGAAAGTCCAAAGGAATCTGAAACACTCCTAACGAACTTCCAATCTGCAACACTTTTTGAAAACGAATCTGTGGGTGAGGTATATAAATCAGTGAGAGCGACTACCTCTCGCCACGTAGAGACAGATTTACTAAAAGAATCTGAAAGGGTTATACTATCAGAATGACTGAATGCTTTAGTTTCAGGGAGTCCTGTAATAGTAAAATAATCTGAATAGTCGGTTCTTGTAGGCATTATTCTAAGAGGTCGTAGTCCATTACAATTTTAATTCGATAGTCTGTATCTGCCGTTTGACTCGATGGAATTGTCCAAGAATATGAAGTGGCTGATGCACTTATGCCAGTTGCAATAGTTAGCACGTTACTGCTCCCATTGTATAAATAAAGGTCGAAACTTAGGATAGCCTCATCGCCCTGTATTACCGATGCTGTCCAAGTTATGCTTTGAGTTGTATTGGCTTGCCAACTACTTGATGAAGTAGGAGACGTAATAGCAACGGAAGCCATTAACTAATCGTAATAGTCCAAGTTACCCTGCACACATCATTGTCATCTAAGGAAAATGCTGTGAAATCCCCACTTGCCTCTGCTGTGGCAAAAGTAGTGCTAAAAGAAGGAACATTAGAATTGCTCAGACTAAACCCCTTGCCAATGTGCATTTTATCAAAATTCTGAGATGCGGTCGAGCCAACCCCTTCTGCCCCTGTCCAAGTTCCCTCTGCTTGCCATGAGCAAGAATTAGATCCCCCATAAGTCGTTGATTTGATTTCATCAAGCTTTAAATCAAAACCATCGCCATCAGATACTAATGCCTCGTAAGACTTGACCTGACTTGCGTTGTTTGATTGCCAAATAAAAATCCCATCTTTTCCGTTTTCCTCAGAATGTGTACTTGCGAACCAATTCGAACTTGTATTTATGTGATGGCTTGAGGCAGATGAACTTGCAAGGTGGTTTACAAAAGCATCTTTCAGGTTGTCGTGAATTGCATTGTTAAAGTGTTCAGACTGTTTAGTACGACCTTTTTTATCGCATATAAGCAAATGAACCCTTCCACTTATGTCTATATTAAATTTTGGTACTATAATTTCCATATTTCTTCCCTAACTAAGTGTAATAACCCAAGTCAAATCTAACTGCTGACCATCGGCAACTGCTTGAGTAAAAGACGTACTTGCGTATAAATAATCAAAATCAGACGACCCGTATCCGTGTCCTACCTTTGCACCTGTAAATGTGTAGCTTGAACCATCTGCTCTTGTACTACTAACGAAAGTAACCGTATTAGCACCAGTATTTGCAGTAACTGATGTCGTTTTTGTTTCATAATACGTTGGTCCTGATATGCTGACTATGATACCATTTTCCCCTGCTGTGGGGGATGCAAAATTATCAGTGCCAAACTGACTGCCACCCGACCCAAATGTTTGTGCTGATTGCAAAGAACTTGCCATTACATTTTTTAACTCGGAACTAATTGTATTTTTTACTTTTTGTTTTTTGCCTTTGCGAATCGATACCTCTAATTCGCCCGACATTCCTATTTTATCTATCAAGACGGACTGACCTCCCGTAAATTAATTGTTGTTGAATATCTACGATAACTGTTTTCTGCAAACTGTAGTGAACCATCTGTCATTCTTACCGTATAGCTTGTGCTCCCATCATTGTAGGTAAACGATTTGTAGTTACCACCCACAGTGTTTCTAAAATTTTCTAATTGTGTTTTGAAAGTAGAACTAATACTGCTCCAACTCCACTGCCAAGTTTTCTTACCCGTATGTGCCTGAATTACATATTCTGTTCCTGAATACGATTCAAGCGTAGTGTTTGAATATTCTTTACCCGTTTGTGTGCCGAAATCGGGCTCTACTTCAAAAGTAAGGTTTGTTCCACTGTCATAACTCGAATGATTAAAATATGCCATTAAATCTCTCTTGCCTCAATGTCTAATGATCCACCAACTGATCTATTGGTAGATGTTACTATATATTTTTTACCCGACCAAGTGCCTCCAAAAGGATTAACCTCCATGCTTGAAAAAGCTATAACATCTCCAACTTCTAAGTTTGTTTTTCTTGGATTTATCATTTTAAAGTTTAAAATAATTTTTACACTTCCACGCATATCGTCATAATAATCTAAAAAAGAATCGTTCCTATTTGTACCCGTTGCAGAAACATTGTCTACAACATATTTTAGATCTTCTTGTGTAACATTTTCTTTGCTCCCTGAATCAAAATAATTATTTCTAACTGACGATGTTTTAGTTTCAGTAGATCCATACTTATCTCTTGCAGGATGTCTTTCATATTTGACCTCCCACTTAGTTACTAAATCAGTAAGGGCACTGTGCCTAATGGTCATGTCCCGTAAATCATCGTGAGTTAAAGACGTGGAACTATCGCTGAAAGTTACTGCAGAGGGACTGTTTGGAATAAAGTGATAAATTGGATCCCCGTCTGCCCTAAACCTGAAATTGAACCCACCCTCAAAACTCAATCTATTCAAAATGTCTTTCATAGACTTGGGTTCGTCTTCAGTCCAAAATCGAACATTACTATTTTTTTCACTACTCAAATCACTGTAATTAATTGGAGCATCGGTAACGCCCAAAAATCTATATAAAATATCTCTATGAACATCCTCTGCTTTCGTGGCTATATTGCTTGTGTCCCAACTTTTGGCAAGACCATCGTTTCCTAAATAAATTTCATCAGTTTTTTCTTCTAATTGTGCTGTAGCCGAAGGCTCGTTTGTTTCATCGTCTTTAATTTGATACCGCAACCAAACATCATACAGCTTAACATTTGAAGTTGCAGAAGCAAGGGCACTGGTTTCAAGTTCAATTTTTAACGTATCGGGTAAACGATTTCCATTTGCTACAACATTGGACAAAATATTGTGCGTGGTGTCGTGTGAAGACGTTACAGGAAACGAGGATCCAGAGTTAGCGGAAATACTATCAACAGAAATAATAGTAGAACTAAGGGATGAGTCCTTAAGGGTTACTGTCGTTATGTCTGAACTCGCAGAGCAGGTTAAATCAGCCTTGATGTGGACAACAGCCAAAGTAAACTTCCCCGAAACCGAGGGGAGTTCAAATTCTATACTGCTTGTTACGCCCCCGCCACTTGAACTTACACTATGGTCGTCTTCTGCATAGTTGCTCGTGTTTGTGTCGTGTGCTCTTTCGGGGTTTGATAAATTAACAACAGTCTTTCTTGTGGTTGGTCTAAATTTAAAAGTTCTTTCTATTTCGGGAGCAACAAGACAGGCATCCTTCCCATCTATCGTTGCCGATGTATTTTGAGCCATAGTCAATACACCCATTTTATCAGAACGACTGTCGTAAAAATGGGCTGTCTCATAGGAGGGGCTACTGCTTTTTGTGATTAAATAATTTAGGTTCGTAGGGGACGTGCTTGTTCGTGGGCAGGGATACATTTTCTGCTCAGTCATAAAATCGCTATTGACATATCCTGTATAATCACCATAGGCTACTGGAACAGGGGTTTGGGTAGTTGAAAATTCATTGGGCAAATCTATACCATCCCACGGGCGTTTAGATGTTATTTCAATAGACATTCTATCATCTTCGGTTAGTGTATACGAAGTAAGCCTACCTGTAAATATCTGAAGGGCATCGCTCAAAGATGTGCTACCATTCAATATGCTATATACCTTTACTTCTTTATTTATATAATTATTTACAAATAATTCTTTACTAAGCATATTGGATCCCGTGGAATGATCAGCCACTTCCAACGTTATATTTCCTGCACTTGAAGAACCGTCGTTTAAATTAATTGCATCTCTGATTGATGGTGCGTTTAGAATTGATCCCACATAAGAAACACTATCAACGGTTGCAGTGTCAAAAGATATGCCAATAAAATTTGTACTATCCCTATATAACTTTACTATCCAGTTTTCAGTAAACTGACTTGCGAGTGCTGTTGAATAATTACTTGGTAGCGTTAGCATATTTTCTTTTCATTAAAAAATATTCATTTCTTAGTTCCACAACTAATTTATTTAACTCAACCCTGCTACAATCCTTAAAATCTTTTGTCCCAAGCACTTTTCGCTTAACAAACAAAGAATGCCTAACACCGATGCCTTTGGGATATTCTTGTTGCGATCTCGCAAAAGATCCTATCAGATCCCAATGCACTAAGCCAAGTCCATTATAACTGCTTTTCTAATTGCAGGTAAAATAGAATCCCTTACAGTCTCATCAACTAAGGGGGCACTGATATTGACTGTTACATTTCTTCCAGCACCCTGTGCACCGCCAAGAGGTTCCACTGTAACCATTTCCCTACCCGATGGGTTATCACCTGCTAAAAATAATTGGGGTCCTTGAGTGATCATCTGACCGCCCTTTGCAAACTTAGGTATTAATTCATCAAACAAAGATGAAATCGCTATTGCTCCTGCAGATGCAGTTAAAAATGCCATTGGTCCTTGAGTGGCGAAAGACTTTGCCATATACCCCGCTATTGCTTCTGCCAAATATGCTTTAATTTTATTCCTAAACATACTTAACGAGGAGGCGTAATCAAGCCTTTCTGTCTCAGCATTATCACTCTGCACATCACCAGTTTCATCCGATGCGGTTGCAACTGCTTGTATTTTTGGAACGGTTTTATCAAGTGCATCGTTTGTGCCCTCTGAGGCTTTCTTTAGATCTGTTGCTTTAGTGATTATAAAGCTATACCCATCACGACCAAGAGCCATCAACTCCATTTTAAGTTTTTCTATTTCTAAAGTAGTTTCATTGACACCTGCGTTCTTAAGGGAAAGTTTTGCCATTGTACTTATTTGGTTTTGCATACCCAAAACACCTGCAAATGCAATCTTTATATGGTCTATCACCGAATTAATAGTTGGGAAACTATCTCTTATTCCCTCTGCTATAAAATTACCAATAGACAGACCAATGATTTTAGCACCCTTACCTGCTATTTCTAAAAGCGTCTTCAAAATACCTGACATATTATCTGCCATAGCCTGACCAATAAACTCCCAACCAATATCGCCAATCTCCTCAAGTGCTTTATTCATATCTGTTAATTTTGGGAGCAAAGATTCTTTAATTTTATCCCCAACTGTAATTAAAGCGTTTGTTACCTGAGCCTTTAGTACAGACGCCTGAAACTCAAACTTGCCCGTCATCCTATCTAATGCTTCATCTGTGGATCCCGATATGCTATTGTATTCATCGAGGTTATCTGTAAAAGTTTTATAATTTCCTGCCAACTGCTTAATTGCCAACTGAGCAGTAATATTTGGCACTACCTCCCTTAATTTTTCAGGGTTCTTTGTTACAAGTTCTTGGAAACTTTCCATAGTCCCTGCAAAGTCAACCATACCATCATCGGTCTTTTTAATCTCAACCCCGTATGTTTCCATAGCCTTTTGTGCTCTTGGGGTCGGGCTCTGTAATTGTATGATTGCATTTTTCAATGAAATCGTAGCCTCTGCCGTTGAAATACCCATAGAGGTTATCGTTGCCATCGAGGCACCCAAAGTTTCAATGGACATACCCGCACCTTTTGCGAAAGGCATAACCTGACCTAACGAAGTAGCTAATTCGGGAATGGTTGTTTTCCCAAGTTCGACAGTTTTAAACAATGTATCAGAAACCTGTGTAACATTGTCCAATTCATCGCCATAAGCGTTCAGGGCTGATGTTAAAACATCTGCTGTGGTTCCAATGTCGGAAACACCTGCTACAGCCAATTTTGCTGAAGTTCTAAGAACGTCCATTTGCTTTGCAGACCCCTGTACACCTGCAGAGATTATGTCATACTGAGCCTTTGCCGTTGTTGCAAAGTCCATTCCGAAGTCATCAGCGACATCACGTAATGATTTACCTAATACTTTTAACTGTGCATCGGTTTGCTTTCCAATGGTTTGGATCTCATTAAGCCCACGACCAAATCTCGTAGACTCTCTTAGTGCTAAACCAAATACACCACCTGCCCCCAATAGAACTTTCCAATTAGTTGCAAATCGTTTAACTGCACCACCGACTGAACCTACTGTACCTGCGACTCTTTTAAGTCCACGTATTGTTGGCTTTAACCCCTCGAGACCTAACTTAATAAGTAGATCATTTTTTGCCATCTTTTAGCCTTTCAAATTTTGCTATCTCATTATACTCATTTTGTATAACAGTAAAACAATTCAATAGTTGATTTGAGACATCATCCAAAGTTCCTAATGATAGGTTAAAATTCTTAATCATATTATATTCATTAATAACTGTAATGTCATCGCTTGACATTATATACTTCGGATTGGTGAACAACGGGACAAGATGAAACAGATCCTGTCCAATAGATCTGTCTGATTTTGCATTTACTAAAGCAATCTGCTCTATCTCGTCCCATACGTCCTCTATAGTTACAAACTCCCTTTCCAAATATGAGAGGGGACTCACCGTCGTATAAGGGAGGGAATACGGGCTTACGAAGTCGGTACGATAATAAGACCACCATACCGAATAGGCAAGTCCCCTCAACCTTTTGGGTTTAAACCAGTGTACTCCATAAGGCAGTGTTGAAGTATTTGATCAACTTCTAACATCTTATAACTTGACAAGTCTTTATCTTTAAGCCCCGACATTTCCTTCACCTGATCCAATAACTCATAATAAGCATCGGGATCAATAGGATCATCGTCAGCCCTATTCCAAAAAGCCTTAACGTTTGCTTTATGCAATTCACGTGCTTTGCTATATGGAATGTCATTTACTTCAAACTCACCAATTTTGGGTACATTAATTTTCATATTCCCTCCTTGTTAATTAACTTGCTGTTGTTACAGTGAACAATGCGTTACTACCCGTTGCTGTAGACTCCCACGGCAACTCAACGAATACGCCCTCATCGCTATCACCTAAGTCCAAATTGTATCCTGTGTAAATTGCACCATTTGTGGATATTGCCAATTTTGGAGTAGCATCGTTCATAGCAAGAGCAACTGCTGATCCATTCAAGAAATTTGCAAGTTCTTGATCTGTGTTTGCATCATACTTAACACTAAAACTTCCACCAAAGGTATATTCACCACTTCTTGAATATTGCTGTGCCTCTGCATCAGCACCCTGAAATCCTACCCTTGAACAAGGGAAAGCCCAATTCCAAGTACAAGACTTAACAACAACATCATTACTGTTCATTGTCTTAGTGGTAAAGTCATATATTGTTTTAACCCAAGCAGTCTGTGCACCATTTGGTGCAACAGTATTACTAACTGCACTTTCAGGCTTATAACCCGAATAAAACGTTCCACTAACAACCATTCTTCCACCTTCACTACCACTGTCCATACTTAGAGATAGTTCAGTTAATACTGCACTGTGTAAAACCCTATCGTCTGAACCTCTTGGATTGCTAATTATTACAGTTGCAAATTTTCCTGTGTCTGCCCCGTGATTATAAACTGAGGGTGAAAATTCACCATTAACTATAAATGGGGTACCTGCATCTTCACTAATCAAGGTCATTAACGTATTAAAGCCCTCTAAGTGAGAAACAACCCATTCAAACGAAACTGTAGCACTTGAGCCCTTTTGGGACACATAGTGATCAGTCGCTTTTTTTATTTGTTGTCCACTTCTCAAATTTCGTTCTTGAACAAGACCTCCTCCGAAATCAACATCCGAAACACCTGTAACATCCAACTTTACAAAATCTGCATTGTCGGTGTTCTTGGTTCCGAGTGTATCCTGAAGGGCTATGAAAAGTTCAAATTGTTTTGAGGAGTATACATTTCCGTCTGCCATTATTCAGACTCCTTCTTTTTACTTTTTGATTTAACTTCTGTTACATAACCTTCTTCGAGCAAATCATCTAAGTTTTCGTTGTTACTTTCAACGGTCTTTCCTTGCTCAAGTTCTATGTAAACCGATTTCCCAAACCCACCCCAATTATTCGGAGAGCCAAGTTGGGAAAACTTATCTGTTGCCTTTATCTTCATTAGATAAATACCTCCGTTACGATTGCTAAAAATTCAAATTCTACTATGTGTAGATCCTCAAGTTCCTCGCTGTCATCTCGACTTGGATCATAAGACACACTTTCTATTCTTCCTTCGTGGAATGTATAGGCAACCATATTTCCAAATGCAATATTAGACTCAGAAAACTGAGACAATACCCCCTGAAATAAATCACTTGTAGAAGTTGCGTTAGACTTGTCATTAAATAAGCGTGTTATTCTTTCGCCAATATCAGTTAAATAATCAATATGGCTATGCTTATCATAATTACCTTTTCTGAGATAATATTTTATGTTAGCTGTATACTCTCTTGTTGATCCCCCATTAAACCGAGATAAAACATCAGAGCCTACAGGCTGTATATTGAAATATTGATTTCCTTTAGTTTTGTAGCCTTTATCAAAACGGACAGGCAACTTTGTTTCATTGTAGATAATTTCCTTCAAAGTGTCTAATATCTCTTTAAATGCGTTTTGGTAGTTAATTGCCAAAAATTTTTCCCTTTATTTTGCCGTTATATGCCAATAAAAAAGTTTTTTTGAATATAGGTAAGCCCAATTTATGCCCTATATGCCTGTGCATTTTTGATTGCACCTGAAGTTACAAAGTCTCCGTTTACTTCAACCGACCACTCATCGTTAGCCGTATAAACACCTGCACTAAATCGTACAGAGATCCCTCGACCTATATTAACATAACTCCCATCAACTGTTTCACTTGATGCAGACTTAACTGTTTGTAATCCTGTGCTATCTGAAACATAAGAGTCAATCTTAACTGAACTCGCAGATCCCAATGCAAAGGTTCCACCCGTAGTAACAATCACTTTTATATTATCATAGGGCACAGTTGCCTGCCCTCTCGTATCAACAATGGATCCTGTACTGTTTGAATTTTGACTTATAGTGGTTACTACTCCCTGCCCCATTCTTTCTTGAGCCTCATTCCATAGTTTAACCTCTCCTCTTTTAACCCTATCAAGGTAGCCCATTCCCGTTTCTTTGTCTATAACCTGACTCTCAAAGTAATCTCCCATTTCAGCACTATGAGGTCTAACCAAATAAGATACGGATAACAATGCACAACTCCTTGTTATGATCTCCTCGTAGGTGTCTCCTGTCGCATCTGCTTGGTTTGTGCCTTTTCTTGGTAAAATAGGCTTGTTCACATAGGCTCTTATAAAATCACTCGCCCTTGCAATAGCCTCATTCTGTAAGGTTTTAACATCAATGCCTACCTCTATGGTGTGGTTCGTAGCAGGATTGCCCTGACTTTGTAGCCACAAAAGATCTGCGTCCTCGTCATAATACCATTCCCCATCAGTGTCCACATCTGATTTTTGAGACTGAGCATCACCCAATTCTAATCCATCCCGATATACCATAGATACCTTTTGACCAACATTGGAGGATTTTCTAAGTTCACCACTATCAGTAACCCAGTTCTGAATCACTGCCTTTCTGTCATACTGTCCGATGTCTGCTTTAGCAAATACTAAATCTTCCCTATTACAATAACTTGCGTTCATTATGCCTGTCCTTCTTCTCCCATTCTAATTGGGATATTAATTCTTTCTATTATTTGTAACATTTCAACCAAACTATTCATATTGTTGGTTGTTAATATATCAGTTACGCTTATGATCTGTCTCAATTCTTTCAATCTTATGATCGCCTCGTCAAGTTCTAATTCATTACCCATTATAGCATACATTTTATCGCCCATCTATAATTTCTCCCCATACGCTTGTTTGCCCTTTAACGATTTCAATCACCTCTACCTTAAAGTTTCCATTCTTAAACCAATCAACAATACCAAATGCGTGATTCCAATTTGTCAGTCTCCCTTTAAGCCATTTATTATTTCTTGGAGACATATCTTTAAGACAGCCCATACTCCAAGCCCCGATAGTACCACTATCCAACTTAGAAATAGTATGGCGTTGTATGTCGTGAGTATGACCATACACAATGTTCGAACCATAAGATTCCAAATGCTTTTTGGCGTGGTATGTAGTAGCGTATGCACCGTGTATGAAATTAAGTTTTCCAATTTTAAGTGGTTCATTATATTCATAATACTTATACCCTCTCTGCTTCCAATGACAAGCATTTTCAAATGTATAATCCGTCATATACGGATACCTTTCGCAGAATCCATAGGTTAGCCATTCATCGTGGTTCCCAGCAAGAATGTATCTCTCCTTGCATTTAATCTTGTCCAATACCTCATCAAATTGGTCAATCCCATCATTAACTTGTTCAATTTCCTCATCAATAAGTGGTAACTGATATTCTAAAGGTGGGCACTTCTTACCCTTCCATCTCCAAGCTGAAACTGATTCCCATTCACCAACATCACCTAAATTTATAAAAAGACTTGGCTTTATTAATTCCATCGCCTTCAGAACAACATTTATTGCAGTCTGATCGTGCAAAGGAAAATGCTGATCGGGAATAACTATTCCACGTTTCTTTATCTCCAAAACTTTCCTCCCTTTGTTTAAGAGTGTACTCGCTTATACCAACCATAAAAGAATTTCTCCTGTACTGGGTTCTTTTTGACTATACTTGCATAATGGAGCACCCTAAATGCCTTCAGACGGCTTTCTTCTACCTTTTCCGATGCTTTGATCGTCATTGGTCCTATTCTTCCATCTACGGCTATTTTTTCGCCCTTTCCTGCTTTATTGTTACAAGCCCTTTGCAACACCTTCACAGCATTGCCCTGACCCGCATTAATCACCATATCGAAATACTGATACCTTAACTCAGGCATTAGTCGTTCTGCTTTAGATGGTTTCCAATAAAGTCTTCGGTAAATATCCAAAGCACCATCAATCGTAAGATTCTTAATGTCTACTTCAGGGTGATTTCTTTTAGAGATCCCGTATTTAGTTTCTCCACCCCTGTCATCAGGATCATTAACATATCCTCCTTCGTGTTCGAGGACTCTCGTTATAATCTTACCGAATGTGGTCAATTTGTCTACTTCCAATTTGCGTCTATCCATTCCCTCATTTCTGCCCAAGCCTTGTCGTCCGCCTTTGTCTTTGTCGCTTTCACCACTTCGTCTCCTGCTCGTAAGACAACACCTTTTAAACCAACTTTCTTGACCCTTGACTTTACCCATTTGCCAATCATTCCTTTAACTGAACCTGCCATCGCTTACCCTTTCTTTGCTAATTTCTTAAGTCCATTCCATACGACATCCAATAAAATATCGTCTTTGTCGGTTGGGCTAAGTTTTACAAGTTTTTCACAAACCATAAAACCCAATAACACCCATTCCCAATTTTGTGCTAACCAATCAGCCACCTGATCCTCCTTTTATCCAAGCTATAAGAGAGCCGAAGATGAAAGTGATCGCCCCAAGCCCTCCCATGAACCAAGATTGTTTTCTTTCCAAATCTGCAACTCTACCATTTTGAATTTGCATCATTACTTTAATTTCACGAGTCATTTCTACGTGAGCATCGTGCTTTTCCTCTAATCTTGCAAGACGTTCTGAGATCTCTTGCCTATGATTGTCCACTTCTGACCTATTCATTTCCCATTTATCCTGCCTTTTAAATATGCAAGGTCATCAGACTGTTCATTCAGTTCTTTAATTAGATCTTCGTGTCTTCTGTCCCTTTGCTCATCTGACCTGTTCCATCTGTCTATCAACTTTACTACTATTCCACGAGTTTCCTTTTCCTCGTTTTCGAGGTCAAGCAACCGAGACATAAGAGTTTTTTGTAGAAACAGAATTTGCCCCACAAACAAAAAGACGATAACACCGATGGCTCCGTACTCTGCCCACACTTCGTACATTTATTTTTTCTTTTCTTCCTTTTTAGGATTTTCTTCTTTTGCCTCATTTTCTTCAGCAATTTGTTGTTCCACGATAGCAATAGCACCAGCAATTTGGTGAAAGTTCACCTCTGCTTGTTTCTGTTGCTCTTTTAATTGTTCTAACCGTTCTTGATTTGTCATTTCGTATTCCCTTTTGTTATCGTTTTAAACCCAATCTCTGCATCAGGCTTTTGTTTTCTTCTTCAAGCGTCTCTTTCTGAGACTCCAAATCTTGTATATGCTCTTGCTGAATAGATTGCATCTGTGATGACAGCACTACCACTTCTTCATGTAAATCATTCAATGTTCTATCCATTTCAGCAAATTTCATCTGTGCTTGATACCATGCCCCAGTAACGAATGCCACCAGCAATACTGCTTTGACAAGAAGGGCAACCGAGATGTGAATTTGACTTTCTGCACTAAGCCCCTTTTGCATCTCTCAGTCTTTCAATTTCATCTTCAAGTCTCTGCAGTTTCTCATCCTGCCTAACATCACTTGGGATAGGTAAATTTTGCATCGTCTTCATCTCTTTAATGGTTTGCTCATTCATACTTGCTTGATGTTCGATGAATGATATTCTTGTGTTCAACTGTCCGTAACCCCATACCATCGCACCAATAAATCCCACAGCTTGTAAAAGCATAGGTAATGAAATGTTCAATGAACTCTTATCGCTAATTGGTTCACCCATGACCGTTATTTATCCTCAATCTCCATATCTACAGAATCGCTTTGTTCATGGTGAACTGGTATTCCCAATTTCTCTTCCCACTTCTTGACAGTAGGCTCAAGTGTTCCCCTTGCATCTGCAATTAATATTGCAAGGCTGACGAGGACGTGAATTTTAAACCACAGAGTCA